CTGGAGGATTACCAAGAAGAAGGTGTGTGACTCATGCCAGCATGTCGAGACAGATGTCATCGACAGCTGCAGTGGTTACATTGGCTTCGACTTCAAGGAGATGGACAGCCTCGTTGAGGAAGTCATCTCAAACATTCAGAGGCATAGGGAGGCAGAGCATGCTAGCAGAGCAACGGCAGTTGGAAACGATTAGCATTGACTTCGAGAAGTTCCTGCGGTATGTAGACCGCAGGTTCGAGCAGATCTGCGGGCTAAGCATTCATGATGTCGAAGACTTCGACTTCAATGAGTACTACCCAGGTGAGTCAGCTACGCAGATCGAGTATGCGCAAGCCGTGCGAGACGCGGCAAGCGCATGCTTGACTAATGCGGCAGGCACAAGCATGCCGGAAGTACATACATGCGTTGAGTGTGGACGCAAGTTCGACATGTTCGTTGAGAAGGACGCAGAGGAGTGGGAGTACGGCCACGACTGCGAGGCCAGTTAACAGCACTGCCAGTGATGGAATCCTTCCCCATCACTGGCAGTTTTTTTATGCCGAACTGGACAACACGCAAGCCCGCAGTACCGGGCGAATGGACAACTAGTTGATTAGCTCACCCTTTTTACCGGACGAATGGCGAACCTTTGTCTTTGAACTACCTCCTCTTGGAGGCGGCTCCGGCAGCTTCATGTCCCGTGCCTTGCCGAATCCCATCTCTACTAGCGTGTTCTTGATGGAGAAGAATGCATCCTTCCATCCCTCATCGTACCCGTCATCGTACCCGGACTGGAGCAGGTCGCTCAGCTTTTCGTATGCATGATCGCAGATTGCGGGATCGCACTTGCAATCTAATACCAACTTCTTTACCGCCATGTTACCCCCTAAAGCTAGCTGTGGTCTTGATGAACTCGAGGTCGCATGCCCCGGTCGCACCATTGCGGTGCTTAGCAATCTTGCAACTCACCACTTCGCTAGCTGCAAGGAAGTCTGGATCTGTCTTGCGCCACAGCATTAGCACAAGGTCAGCATCCTGCTCGATAGCACCGGAGTCACGTAGGTCGGAGAGCCTAGGCTCACCGCTCTCACGGTACTCAGACATGCGGCTCAGCTGCGACAGTGCAATGACCGGCACATCTAGCTCACGTGCCAGGGCCTTGAGGCCACGGCTAATCTCTGACACCTCGTTAACCCTATTGGAATCCTTGCTGCTCTTGTCCGGTGACATCAGCTGCAAGTAGTCAACGATGATTAGGTCTACACCCTGGTCGGCCACTAGCTTGCGGCACTTGCTGCGCACCACAGATGGCGATGCAGTAGGAGAGTCATCGACATAGATGCCAAGCTTTGCCACGCGCTGCGCTGCCTGGTCTAGCTCGACAATCTGAATCATGTCTAGCCCACCATGCCGGATGGCCTGGAGTGGCGTGCTGCTAGCGTACGACAGTAGGCGTGCACCTACCTGCTCAGCGCTCATCTCGATAGAGAAGATAGCAACCTTCTTGCCAACCGATGCTGCGTTGTACGCCATCGTCGTAGCCAGCGCTGTCTTGCCCACGCTTGGGCGAGCAGCGAGGATGACGAGGTCAGACTTCTGCCAGCCACCAGTCACGGCATCGATCTGGCTGATGCCACTTGGCACACCGATCCTTGCACCTGACGTAGCGATGGTGTTGATCCTGCCCTGTGTGATGCGCATGAGGTCGCTCGCATCCGACCACCTGGCACCACGCTTCTTGTTGCCAACCTGGAACAGCACACGCTCAGCCTCATCGATGGCAGCTAGCACGTCATCTTGCCCCGACTGTGCAACCTCGACGATGCGCGCACCGGCCTTGGCCAGCCCACGTAGCACAGCCATTCGCTCAACGATCTCGAAGTAACTGGATGCATTGATGGACGTAGGCGTATCCGTTGTTAGCTCGCTAAGGTAGGACAGCCCACCGATGTCCTCGACGTGGCCACCTGCAGATAGCTGGTCGCTTACAGTGACAACATCGACGGCCTGATTGTTGATGTGAACCTGGCGAATGGCATCGGCAACCAGTGAGTTGCGCCTATCCCAGAACATAGCCGGGTCTAGCTCGATGTCATTCAGGATATCGTGGTCGATTAGGATGGACCCAAGCAGAGATCGCTCGGCCTGTGTATTACTCGGCATCGTTGTTGTCTTCATCTTCCCTCACCTTCTCTCTTGCCCACATGAAGCATGGCTTCATTCTACCACGGTCGATGCGAACCTTGTACTTCCCGCACACAGGGCACTCGCCGTGAATGTCGCCGTCATCCCTATCTAAAGATTGCTGCGAGGATGTCGATGTCATCTTCTGTTACCTCCAACTTTGGTGCTTCGCCACACTTGTACTCGAAGATTGTACCATGAAACGTTGCCTTCCTGCCGTCAACCTCAGCGCATCCCCATACGTTGCAGTCGCTGCACCCGAATGATGTTGCGCTCCTGTCGTCCCGGATCATAAAGAACTCATGGCCCAGGTCGTCGCATAACGCCTGAGCCTTTAGCTCTATCTTGCCTATCTTTGTACGAGCCCGGAAGTACTTGCTCCTATCCTTAGCCACTGTCCCTCCACTCCTGCTGACCTGATTACTACGTGGATCCTGCCACGCCAGAGCGGTGCCAGCTTCTTGAACGCCGCCGGAGACAAGTCTATCACACCGAATCCATTCTTGCAAGCACGGCAGAAGTCACGCACTGTGACCACAACACACTTGTCCTGGTTGCCAAGCTTGCACACGCGGATGTCGTACGGCTTGTCGCCCCACCGCCAGCTACCGACCGCCGCGTAAAAGACCTGCTCCCCCGAAAGATAAGGGGAGCAGGTCCTAAGATATCCGTCGTGGCACCGGCCACCATCTCCGTACCAAGTAGCGTCGCCTCCACCTAGGTATAGACCTAGGGCTAGTGCTAGCTCAATCATCCTCATCCTCCGTACTTCGGCCATTGATCATGGCATTGGCCTTACAGACCTCGCAAGTACGGTAGTTTACATGTGTATGTTTTGTCAAGGGGTCGACTCTATCTCTACCACCAAGGGACTCGTACTCTATCCCGAACTGGCGGCAGTACTCTCGAAGCCCAAGGCCTAGACGCTTAGCGTCTGCCTTGAACCACTCGAGTGCGCTATCTTTGCGAGTCACGCCACTTCTTTGCTAGCTCATTGGCGATGGTCCGTGCAGCGTCCGGACCTAGCCGCTCTTCACCTGAGGCAATGACCTCCGACGTGGCCGGCTTCGTGTTGGTCACGAGCTGCGCCTTCCACCCGGACTGACCATAGATCATCACGAGGCTTGCAACCTTCTTGCCTCGTGCGAATATGGGCAGGGTCTCTACCTCTGGCATCATTCCTCGCCCCTCGAAACAGAAGACCACTTCTCCTGTCCAAGAGCAATGAGGATAGCAGCGTAGTTGATGGTGTCGATGAGAGCATCGTGTACCTCAGGCGTGTACCACCCAGGCTGAAGCTCTACCTTTCCCTCCACGATCTTCCCGTTCATTGCCCGTGCAATACGGTTGACCTTGTCCATTGCCATCCTAGAGAACACACCCTGCGGACCAAGGTGCTCGACGTTTGCCGGGCCGTACGATGCCTGGCGTGAAACCATAATCTCATGTGCCTCAGTGTATAGATTCTTAAAGTAATCTACGAACGTCCTCGGCACAACCATGTCACTTCTTTCCGAAGAGGATGAAGAGAAGCGCTGCGACCGGGATTGCTGTGCCCGGTCTATCAACTCCGACTGCGAGAAGGACGGCTCCTGAAGCAACCACTCGTGTGACGTTGCTGCTCGAAACAACTTCTTTTGCCGCTTTCGATACTCGTTGGAATCTTGTAGGTCCTTGTACTTCATCAGGTGTTGTCGCCATTGGCGCCCTCCTTGGCAAGTGCATCCGCTGCACGTGCCGCAATGTTTGCTGCGTCCGGAACCTCTAGCTCCTTGAGACGTGTGTGAATGAGCTCGAACACCTTGGCCCATGCCACGGCTAGCTCAAACGTCGTCAGCTTTTTCTTCGGCCTCTGCATTCGAACCTCCAACTAGCTCGAGGAAGTCATGCTCCTCGATGACTATGAACACCCGGCGCTTGCTGCCGGAGCCAGGCGCATCGCCCACCACGAGCAACGGAACCTGGTCTGCCTTGCGAGGCACAGCCTGGAGCCACCTCCAGTACTTCTCGCTGAACATCTGGCCACACTTAGCCTGGATGTTGAACTGCCCAGCAGACACATCCTCAGGCCCACCGTACTGGCCTACCCTTTTCCCCCCAAACTTATGAGCTACCTCCCGCTCGAAGGCGTTACCCCTCGAGCGGTTGAGCCGACCTCTCCTCGATGCGTCAGTCACCTAGATCCTCCAAGAATACTGGCATGCCACGCCCGATGTATGCACCGGCAATGTTGTACTCGAAGTACTCCAGCGCCTGGTCCCATGCATCCTGTGCTAGAACCTTCCTCTCCTCATCGGATGTGTTGACGCGGTTGTTGATCTCAGTAACGATGTCATCAGCGATGATGTCGAGCATAGACTTCTTACTGTAGATGTAGATGTAAACCAACCCACCCTCAGTAAACTGTTGCCCGACACCAATGATCGCATCGTCAAATCCATCAGCTTTCCATGCCTCAATGTCCTCGAGGAAGGTCATGCTTAGGTCTCGCCTACTCACTCTTCTTGCCGCGCAGTGCGCCGTAGCGTAGCGGTGAGACGTCCGACACCAGCATGGTGAAGTACATCTTGCCGTTATACTCACGGTCCTCGTTGAGCTTGCCTACCACGTGGACGTTAGGGCGAGGGTCCTTCTCCTGAGAGATGGCCCACTCGTAGACCTTGCCAACGTGTTCCATTGAATCCTTATCGAAGAAGCGTAGGGTGATGTATGCGTACCGGTCAGGTGCCGCACCGCTGCGGTCACCGTCTGCCCACTCCTCGTAGGCTGCCGTCTGCATAGTACCGTATACCTCTAGGTAATCGTTACCATTCTTTGATGTCTTATTGGTTGGCGACTTCTTATCGCTTAGCCAGATGTCTAGTCGTGCCATCAGAACTCCAATCCATTAAAGCTATCACCAGTCTTCTTCGGTGCTGGCGTCTTGACCGATCCCTTTACGATCTCCTTGGCCTTCTCCCAAGTCTCGTCATCCGTCTTGGCGTCGGCCTCTGGGTCGTCGCCGGTCGGGATGAGGAACCCTGTAAGTAGAGCATACTTAAGTGCGCCTGTCGCTGCCTTGTACACAGCCTTGTCGCCTGAGTCTGCCCCGGTACCAATGGATTGCCACGTGATCGTCTCACCTGTGTCACCATCTGTTAGCGTCCAGGTAAACCGCAAGGTGATGAGTGCCTGCTTGCCGCTAGGCGTCACGCCCTCGCTGATCACGTCGATGTTAGTCGGGGTCATGGAAACGTTGAGCTTGCTCAGCTCACCGCGTACCTTGTCCGCAACAGCGCTAGCCTGTACGAACTTGTACCCCTGGGCAGAGTTCGTGCCGCCCTTCTCCACGTAGCCAACAGCCTCCATGACCTTGGCAATCTTGCTAGCGAGTGTCGTCTTGGCTTCTGCCATAGCTACCCCCTGCACTTTGTGAGCCACTGGCAACCTGCACATGGCCACTTCTTCTTAACGTCCTGCCCATCAGCGATAGGCAAGCGCCAGGGGATTCTCCCCTGCTCACGGAACTTGTTGCCGACATCCAGCACTCGAAGTGCCTTGTCGTACCAATCCCTGCCAACAGTATACTCCGCGATACGGAAGTCATCCTTGCTGACATACACAACCCTAGCAGTTACGGACTCCCCTGTCAAGTGCTCACGCGTCAGGGCGTACGATGCTGCCTGGATTGCGTGCTCCGGCTTAGGTCCCTTGAGGTACGAGAAGCCACGAGAGTTCATAGACTTGAGCTCGATGACCTCCTCCTCAGTAGAACCCTTCCACTTAACGAGGATGTCGATGTTGCCTGAGAAGTTCTTCTCTTCCCATAGCACCGGCACCTCGAACTGAATGGAATCAAATAGCCCCGACGCTTCCAGCTTCTTGTACAGCACGTCAGCGATGACGTGTCCCTGTTCAAAGATGCGGTAGAGACGGGGCTCAAACGGGTTGCTTGGCTCTTCACCTGCGAATGCGTAGTGCTGGGCACGCAGGCAGCCGCCAAGTGTGCTGCCACGGAATGGTGTGGAGGACGGCCTCTCTGTCCTGGTATTCTTAAGGCCTAAGTCGAATGCCTGCGATATCGTATCCATATCCCCTCCAAATAAAAAGATCCACAGTGGACCTCGTCCACCATGGATCTTAGAGCATCCGCTCTAGGTCGTCAAGCCTTGCGCACAATCAGGCACCGCTTGAACGGTGCGTCGCCCTTAGACGCTGCGATAACACGGAACTCAGACTCAGAGATAACGACACCGAACTTCTCCTTTCCTTTTCCGGTCATGGTGGGGTCAGCCAGCTGCCAGCCTACCTCTGGGTGGTAGGCCACGCAAACCATGTGGCCCCAGGTCATACCGGAGATCTTAAGTTTCTTTGCAAATGCATTGACTTGCAATGCGTGTGTTGGGTACCCGATGGGTGCCTGTACATTAACGATGATTGCCTTGCCATTCTGTCCTGCAATCAGTACGTTGGACCAGTCAGCAGGATACCCTGCCTCGCAACCCATACGCTTGACTGCCTTGGCCAGGTCAGGGAAGTTAGTGCCGTCGGCACGTCCGTCCTTGTCGTCTCTGCCGGCATCGGCAGCAGCCTTGATTCCATCGAGGGCTGTGAAGTCCTTCTTGTATCCGTGTGCCCACGAGGCAGCAGCCGCAGCACTTGATGGTCCGCAGTCGTCTAGGATCTTCCCCTTCTCAATGTGTGGTAGTTGACTCTTTACTCTAAGCTTCATCTGCCTTCTCCAGTATTACTCTTGCAATGTCCAGCCAGTTGTTGTCAAACCGTACGCCCCTGTCGTCCACGTATGCCATAGCCCCAGGCTTACCTTCGCCAACGTAGATGTCGTCGTAAGGGATAGCCCACTTGGCAAGCAGGATCTGCATCTCATCGAGACGCTCCTGCCTGTCAGGCCACTGCTCCCATGCCCGGGCTGAGTGGATCAGGATCTTGTACCCTGCCTCTTGTAGCATGGTGAGTGCGTCAACGGCACCGTTGGCAGGAACAACAGTGCCGAAGACACGGACGGCGATGGTGTCGTCGAAGTCGACAGCCACCGTTTTAGAAAACTCTAGATCAGCGTCCTGCTCGTTCATTATCGGTGAAGAATGTGCACCATTGGCTTGAGCTTGGCGTACACGTCACGGAGGACCAGCACGTCAGCCTCGCAATGCTCAATGATCTTGGCATACTTTTCCTTGTCGCCATGGTCAGCATCGTCCCACGTACGTGGATCAAGCGGAGTCTTCTGGTTCTGTACACCGAAGTACTTCGAGACGTTGTCAAGTGACTTGCGCCCGATTGAGATAGAAGATCCCGACGCCTTGTACATGAGGTCCAAGTGCATTCGTGGCTCGTAAGGTCGCATGCCGTGATACAGCAGGCGAGCGTTCAATACCGGCACGTCAAACAGCTTGGAGTTCCAGCCAACGATCACGTCGAACGTGTCTAGGTACTCGCAGTAAGCCTTGACTAGGACGCTGTCGTCCTGCCAGTCCTTACCTGGGTGTGTGTCGTGACTGTACGTAACCACGTTACCGAACGAGTCAGCCACAGAAGCGCAGAGTACACGGCGCCAGTTGCTGAACGTCGACTCGATGTCAAAGAACGCAATGTTAATCCCGACAAAGTCGGGCGTCTTGGTCTTCGACTTCCTAGCTGGGAGGTTGTCTTCAGGGATCCCCTCAACGTAACGCTTATGGAACTTCTGTACCTGATCCTTGCTCATGTTGAGCATCTCACCGATCTTGGAGAATGAAAGACCCTGCTCTTTCATTTCACCTACACGGTCTACTAGGTTGGCCTTTGCCATCACTTACCTCCATTCGAAAGTAACTCGCTTACCTTCGTTACCAGGGTAATCAACGCCCCAATCAGGGACGCTAAGATTCCCAGTCGCCACTTTACATCTATGCCTTCGGCCTGTCTAGTCTTCCGCACAGCTTTGCTCCCGGCCTGGTCTAGCTCGACCTCGCGGAGGCGCTCGTCGATGGCGTCCAGCCTAGAAAGAAGGATCTCGAACTGCCCCCTGGTCATCGACCCACCGGTTTAATCTTCTTCCACCAGTTCTTTGGCAGACCAGTGCTTGACGTTGGCTTCTTCCATCCAGTGCTTACAACATATGAGGCGTGGAAGTAAGCACCTCCTCGACCCGGCTGGATGTTGAACATGTCGTTGGCACCACCAATGTTCTGCCACCCGCCTGGACCCCACCAAGACTGGTTGTAGATCTTCCCAGCGTCGTTTCCAGGACCCATATCAAATGTTGGGAACCCATCGCCCTTAGGCTCCTTGTCTGGCTTTGGAGCCTTATCCTTATTGGCCTTGAATGAAGGGTTACTCTTAGACGTAGGGGCTGGCTTCTGCTCCCACACAATTCCTGGACCCTCAAACTTGTCAGGCTTAACGAGGTCAAGGAATAGCTCTTCGTGGCCGTCAACCCTAGCCACCCACTCCATACCGCCAACATTGTAAAGCTCCTCAATCATATCTCCTCCGATGACTGAGCCCTTCCTGTTGATCACAACCTTGACAGTCTCTCCAAGCTTTGGAGTCCCTGAGATACCGATTGGCCCAAACACTTCAGACCTCAGCTGTACCCGAATATCTGTAACGTCAGAGTTCGTGCCGGTGTCGTTGATCATTCCCTGGCCAAAGTTACCAGCAGAGTCAGGAGAGATAAACCCGCCCTGGGATACGACTGCAGGAAGCGCCGGGTCGGAGGCCAGGTAAGGTGCGTTCTTGACTACACCTTGCGACCTGACTCCGTTGACTGCGCCATCCGTCTGTGCGCCTAGCAGAAACTCAGTAGTAGGAACAACCCTGATAGAGTTGGTCTTCATGCTTCTCCTTGCGACAACAGAGAATCCCCTGATCTGGCCAGGGTAAACTAGTGTAGTCTGTGGAGTTCCCGAGACAGCATGGTTTACAATGAGCTGGTTGCCAGTGGGCGTAGCACCAGGAACCCCATAGAAGTTAAACACAGTCTTACTGCTATCGGTTCTTGTTCCTATCTCAATGTCTGTTACCTCACGAAAGAAGTCGATAGGTGACTGACCTGCTGTAGCGTAAGGGTGGATAGTTGAACTAGAAGATGTGTTGATTTGGTTAAGAGATGTAAACTTTACAATAGGTACAAGAACTGGGTTTGCCTTGTTTAGATACCCTCCTGTACTGCTCTTGTTGGTTGAGGATACGCCTGTTGATGTTAAAGTAATAGTCTTTCTGTCAGATGATATACTAGCAACAACATGGCTTGTTGCTGTGTTGATTGTGGATTGAGTTGTCTCGGATAGAGTTACAGTATCTCCAAGGTATAGCGTAGAATCTGCGAATTTTGGCAGAACAACTGTAGTTGTACCATTGCTCCCGCTTGAAACAACGAAGTTAGCACTTGTCACGGAAAGCTTTAGATCTGCATAGTCTTTGTTCCTGTCCATAACAGATGTAAACACGTCAGTCATAATGTTGGGCAAGGTGTTAGACTTGAGTCCTGAGGTTAGTCCGGTTTCGGAGTATCGGCTGATATCTCCCCATACATAGTTCTCGTAGTAAGACGGAACAATCGTCGAGTCAATGTCAAGGATCTTTAGCCCGCCGATATAGAACGGCCTTACAGAAAACGAGTATGACACCCCCTCTGTAAGAATGGACATAACCCTGCCGCTTAGACCGTATACCTGCTCAGTTGCTGCGTCGTATTTGCTAATTGGGCGAAGCTTAATACTAAATGGTACAGGAAGTGCAGTTGTGCCAATGTCGTCGCTGTCGGAGCCATAGACTACAGGCTCTGACACCACGCATAGAGGACCTCCAGGGTTGGCATAGATAATCATACCAAGCATAAGAACGGTTGGATCCTGGCCTACATTCATACCTGTGCATGGGTCGTAGAAGGTGTACGGGATATCGTCCACAGTCTGCGTGCCGAAAATGCCCGTACCCCTGAAGAGGAACATTGATCCGCTTATCGTAATGGTGCCAGTACGGACCCCGCCAACTACCTCGTAGTCAACGGTTATCTCGTTTTCTTTACCAAGAGGTGTGGTCCCTGAGGCAGGGGCTCCTGAGTATACTCTGATGTCACCGTTGCTAGTGTCATTGCTTTCTGCAACAGACGCCTGTGAGCTGTGATAGTGGATCTCTTTGTCCATCTTTACAGCGTTCTCAATAATAGCTTTTGGCGTAACAGTTTGCTGTACTGTGTTTGGGTTTGGGTCTACAAGGAGGTTTGCGTACGTAATATAACTGCCGGACTCGTCTGGCATGGTTGCCCCAGACTTGGGGAAGTTTCTTGCCCTTGTGCCGTATGTCCTTCCGTGGACTTGGCTGTTGATGTCGAAAGCATTTGCTGTATAATTTGATGAGCTAAAAACGTTAAGAGATGTTTCGTCAGTGTTTGGAATAGCCTTCTGGCCAAGCTTAGGACCAGGAAGAGGGGTGTAGTACTTTCCAAGCGCAGCCATGTAGTCTACCCCGGAGATTACAACCTCGTTCTCGCCGGCGTCGTAGTCAGTAATGATTCCGCCCTGAACGTCAACGTATTGCGAACCGTCCCACCTCTGAACAAAGTAGTGCTGCTTCAGAGGGTCAATGAGTGGGATTGCAGGATGATCGATAGGTAATGTAAAATACATTGATCCGTTATCGTTGGCATACAGCTGAACTCCAAGGTCCCTGGCATCGCTAATAACTGTGACGATATCCTTTGGGCCAAAAGGAGAGGTAGCATGGTTATAGGGGTGCATGTCCTTGATAACGATTACGTTCTTTCTGGCCATTAAAGGATTGCCTCCCTAAATGCGATTGTAACGGTAGCTCCTGATGCCGCAGTCACGGCAACAGTTGATGTTCCAGGCGGGATAGAGAAGAACTCGTAACCAGTAAGCGTGGTTGGGTTTGTAGACATAGATGTTCTGAATGTATCGGTGACGGTCACCGATACGGCAGAGTGAGACACTGTGTCTGGCCCAAGCGTTGCGCTAATAGTTGCCGAAGTGGCGTTGGCCCATGTGACTGTTGGCCAGGCTGACGTATTGCCAGTGTTAACAACAGAGATGTTTCCGCTGCCAGTCCTAGAGAATGTTGCAGCTGTTTCGTAATACTTGTATGGGTCTTCAGCCAGAAGAGTTATCCTAACCATTGCAGCGTATCCGCGTTCAGAGATCCCGGCAGAGGTTGCCTTCTCTGTCGGAAACCTTGGAAGAGACATAGGCCGAACCATCATGTATAGGCTGTAGTCTGCACCGACGTCGCTAGGCTGGCTAAATGACAGCTTCCTCTGACCGTCGGCAGGTAGGGCAGGGTATGTGCCGGTATCAGCGGCCTTTGCCTGTGGGTGTACGGCCTCGTTCAAGATATTCATCTTATCCCAGAAGTCACCGTATGTGCTCCCGTAAACCCCAACGATAAGTTCGATCTGTCGCCCGCCAAGGTATGCGTCGTAGCTATCGACCCCATCAATAAGTGGTGTGTCCTCGATGAACGCACTAACTGCGACGTTGGTAAAGTCTACGCTCTCAACACTATACCCAGACAGAGGTGTAGCACCTACGGCCTGAGGGTCTCGTATACCGTTAAGATCTAGGGGTGCCTTACCTGGCCTCTGGATAGTTACTGCTGCTGATAGATCCATCTTATGGGGTCTTCCTTACGCGGCGGATAGCCTTGGACATCTGGTCCCATCGGCGTTGCGCCGCACTATAAAGCTGTGCCAACTGGATACTGTTTGTGTCTGATGCTCCGGATGCAACGGCCCACTGCTGGAACCGAACGCGGTCCGAGATCAGCATGAACATCGCTTCCTTGGCAACCCAGGCACGCACGGCGTTAGTAGCATCGTCGTCGAGCTCGATAGTGGACGAGTCAGACGTGGGCTGGGTATAGTGCTTGTATCCAAACACCCGCAGTGTACAGTTGTTAGGCAGGACGAAATACTGTGGCATGTGCAGCTTTCCATCGATGAAGTCCCATCCACCATTAGCTTCTGTAACCTGCGAGAAAGGGACCGTAAGAAGTAGCTTGCCGCCAGAGTTATAAGCATCCACGCGATAGACCGCGTCCAGCGTGAGTGTGTCAATAGTGAAGAAAGCCCCGACAGCCGGAGCAGTATAGGATGCTGTTTCATATGTCTCCTGTGGACGAACCCTGGAGACTTCCTGCACACCCCACTTGATCATGTCGTTGAGCTCGTCAGTCGACCACGTCGGGGTGGCGCCGGAATCCCGAAGGTCCCGTCGTACAATTGTTCTTAGTGCACTTAGTGTAATAGGCATGTGGTCTCCTGTTGCTTTGGGGGAGAGGCCGAAGCCCCTCCCCCGCAGCTAGCTAACTCTTAGAGCGTCGAAGCAACCGACTCCACGCGGAGGTAGCGCGGCTGGCCA